AATTTCCTTTACACCTTCAAGATTATCAAGCGCCTATAATAGAATTTAAAAATGCTATGTATATGTTTTATTTCTATTATCTATGTTGGTCTCGATTAATACAAATATCAGAAAAAAATTTAAACAACAAACTGTTAATTGTTCCTTGCATAAACGACGGAGGTTATAAACATTTTAAAGCTTCTTTTGAAGAGTATTTCAAAAAAGATATTGCTAGAATGCAACAAGAATGTTTATCACATCCTTCTTTTATTACAGATAAAAATCTCTATGATTTTGTAAATGATAAATCTACCGAAATTCACGGATGCGGACATCCTACTCAAATAGTACACAATAGATTTGTTGAGAATATTTTAAAAGTTTTAAAAGATTCCGTTAGTTGAATCTTTGATATCTTTTTTTAATTTATCGATATCGACTTTAAAATCTATTTTTTTAATTTCTTCTTTATATTCTTGCAGCGTATTAATTAATGTGTCTGCAATTGATTCTGGAGTTTGTTTTACTAATTCTGTTTTAATGTCAATCTCCCATACTCTGCCATCGCTAAATTCTAGATGTATTAATTCTAGATAAGCGACTGGCATAGTATTCATATAGAGATCTTCAAAGACCTCTGGCCACTCTTTTATTAAGTGGCGTGGAGGCTTAAACAACGGATTAGGCATCGGCTGATTCTTCTGCCTTCTTGACGGTTTTCTTAGTAGGCGGATCTAGTGAATCTGCTTCACGTCTTAATCTTGCTGCTTCTTTGTACATTGCATCTGCCTGACTACGATAAGAACGAGCAATATCTTTATCAGTTAGTGCTTCGTTGGTGCTTGCCTGCGCTCTTAATGGTGCAGGAATATCAGGATCTACAATAGGCTCAGATTCTTGTACTGTTTTAGTTGCGGTTTTTTCAGTTTTCTTAGGAGCACCCGAAACGAATGTATACAAATCGTCGATTGAACAATTCTTTTGTTCAGCAATTAAAACATTTAATTCAGACAACGCAATACTTGTTGTTGGAGTTGGAGTCATAACAACTGTATCTGTAGCAACCTTGTGTAAACGGTTATCTGCCTGCATTGCTTGTAGCATTGGGCGACCGTCTGGAAAACTACGCATAAACATAATTTCACCAAATTCAAAAGCATCCTGTGCCTGTGGAGTTTCAACAACTTCCATAATAGCGTCGTGATAGCTGTCGGGTAAATTTGCCACAGGTAGTACTAATGCTGTGTTTGCTTCTCCGGGCAATGTTCTAAATACTACAAGAACCTTTGCACCAGTATTGGCCATTTTGCCAACGTGTTTATATGGACCTGCCATGATTAAGCCTCCTTTTTAGACACAGCTTCTAAGAAAGCATTCAGTTTGTTAAACACCTTACCAACTGCTTCTAATTCTGCTGCTTTGAACGCTCCTCTTGTTGTTGCAACTTCGATAATATTTTTTAACGCAGCTAGATCGCTGATATTTAAATCGGGACCTTGTGCTGGCTGTTGCACTGGCGCTGCCTCTGGAGCAGCTGGTGCTTCTTGTTTTTGAACTTCGTCTGTCATTAGTTTCTCCTTAACATTGGACACGCTAGAATAAAATAAGTTAATTCTTTTTGATCTTCAAATCCGATATAAAAAGTAGATCGTAAAGAACCGTTTTTATCAATTCCTGGTTGTTTATTGATAAAATATCTACCCTTCAATTTTGTTTTGACCCAGTCTTCCAATCCACTAAAAAGTTCATTTTCTGTAACACTGATTTTTTTAAAATGCGGCGGCACAATATGTACTTTTCTTTGTTTTAAAACGTCAATAGGATTAAGATCAAACATCGTGAAAATATTTATAAGTGTGAGTTATTCTGACACTGATTCTTGGCTAAGTCTTTTTGACAGGGCCTTGTTATGACCCATTTTTCGAATGTCTCCGGAAAATAGATATAGCTCAAAAGCAGATTTTTCTTTCATTACAATAATGTGTTTTTTGTTGATAAAAAATGGAGAATCTATAAAATTATCTAACCAAATAAGAACCTGCGGTGTGAAAGCAAATTCTTGAGGAAAGTCTATTTTGTATGTTTTTATTTTAGCATACTCTTCAATAAAATTCAAAGCCTGCTCAGTCAATCTTAAACCGCCAGAATTTTTTGAACGAATGTTCCACCACCAAACGGCCTTATACTTTTTGATAGTATCTGGATCAGTTGCTAATCCTGCCGCCTCCAAGAATACCCGTGTATAGGTATCCTTAGTATCCATATTATTTTACCTCTTCACCGGTGGTAAGTTTATAAACTGCGAAGTCTGAAGTTTTAAAAAGTTTGTTTAATTTCTTTGCTAGGTTATATGCGTGACCAGGATTTGAAAATGATACTTTTTTATATTTAGGTCCTGGATAACTAGCAACCAAACTTCCGCTCTTTAAATTAAAAGGCTGGCCTTTATAGAATACAGCCCAGATGGCTTCACTATCAAGTATTTGTTCAATTTTGAACGTTTCCTTGTTAGCGTATTCTAATAAGACAGTCGGTTTTGGTCTACTCATAATATACGTGTTTCCTAATTAACCACGTATATATTTATGCCTTTTAAAATGTTCCACCATCAAACTTAACATCAATTTGGGTAGATGCTTGTTTGATTTCAGATAATAATTGGTGTATTTCAGTAACAGTTTTACCTAACTTTGATGTTAGGACGGCTAACTCAGAAGTAAGATCGCGAGCTTCTTGTATGGTAATTCTTATTTCTTTTTGCTGGCTTTTTTCAGCTATGGAAATTCGTTGAATTAACTTTTCAATAGTTGGTAGTGTAGTAGGAAGATTATTTTGAGACATTAGACAACACCTGTTTCATTTCAATCTCAGTTTTAAAAGGTCCTTTAAAAGGATAACGTTCAAGAGTAATTTTTTTAGGACAAAAACTCTTAACCCATCCTTTATCAAATTTAATAGTGTAATATCCTGCACAATACAAACTTTTACTATCTCCACTCTTTGTAAATAGCGGAAGTTTTTTTCGAATATCAAACATAGCATTATGCGGTTCTGTACTTGTAGGATAACCGTGAACCTCATTAGGCAAGGCGTTGTGAGATTCTTTAACAATTTTAACTGTAAAGAATGTCTTACCAAATTCTTTTGTTAGACTTTCTTTTGTTTCGTAAATCTTTATTCCGGATTCGTTACTCATTACATATCGATCGTCTTCGTTTTTTCTCAACGTCGCGACCTTTTCTCCGTCTTGTTCTACGATCCAAAATTTATCTGCAATGATGGCTTTAGCGTGTAACTCTGTCATAATTTCCTCCGTCAAACTATTTGTTATCATAGGGACATTGTTTCTCTTTGATTACTACTGTATTTGGCATTTAATGGTTCTGCGTAAGACTGAGCCTGTTCTGAAATCTTTTTTAGATCCCAAGTATTACAGAATTTCATTAATCTAATACCGACTTGTGTAACATCCTTATTTGCAGAGACGGCCTCTGCAATAGTTGTGGCAATAATTTCTTTAATATGGTCTGGTTGATGAGATAAGTCGATCAATCTGCGATTACGCTCGTAATCTTCTAATACACGATGCTCTACACCTTCGTGGTCAGTCCATCTCTGAAGCATGAGATTGTTCCACGCAAATCCTTTGCTTTTACGATCTTCGAACGCTTCTGTAAGACCCACTTTGTTTTTTGTGCCTTTAGTACGCACACCTGGATACGCTGAGAAGACATTATCACTGGTATCACCACGCATACATTTTTCAAACAAGAGCCATTCTGGGTTGGGCGCCGCTTTTGGTTCTTTAGTTTTTTTGTCAATAATTGATTTGCCTTTGTCATCAAAGAATCCTTCGTGTGTAATAGTTGTTTCCATTACACCGTTATATTGTTTCACATTGGGCGCAATTAACTGTGCAAAATCACTGTCTGTTGAAATGATCACGTGTTGATCCTGCGGATGACTTTGGATCCAGCCTGCAATAAGATCATCTGCTTCTAGTTGCGGATGTTGCATAACTGTGCAGTTAGTCTTATCTTTGATAAACTCTTTAAAGGTATCAAATGCTTCCCAAAACAGTTTATCTTCTTCTTGCTCACGTTCGTTCAAGGCAGCACGGGTTTCTTGACGATTACGCTTATACGGAGCATAATAGTCTTTTCGCCAGCTGCGACCTTCTAAACAGAAGATAACGTGATGACCTTGGAATTGTTGCCACGCTTTACGGATTGAATTTAAAGTAATATGAAAAGCCATACCGAGTTTAATATCAGCATCGCCGTTGATTACGTGTCGTGCGCGAAAAAAAGTATTCGCAGTATCAACTAAAATATAAGCCATTAATTGTTCTTCTTTACGCTCTGTATGTCTATAACACCTGTATTAACAGGACCGCCGTAGTCGCCATCGACAACCACGTTTGCACAAAGTTCACGGAACCAACGATCTACGATTTCCTCGTCATTATCGCCATCGGCACCATATCCTTCTTGCTTTAATTTTAACACAAAATGCTCGTTCCAGTCAAGCTCAAAAAAACCGTTGCGAATGTTATCTTGGTTAACGTGTGTATTTAGTACCCCCACCCACGGTTCTTTTTTACGATTAGCACGTTCTTTTGGACTCAGTTTAGCCAATTCTTCAGCTTCCTTGGCCTTTTCTGCAGCCTCTGCAGCCTTTTCGGCAATTTCTTTAGATGCTTCAGCAGCCTTTACAGCAGCCTCTGCTTCTGCTTTGATTTTATCAATACCTAGTAATTTTTCAATAAATTTGTTCATTAATTTTTACCCCATTGCACCTTAAGCCAAATTCTTTCCATTATATAATGTACCGCTGTTAGAATAATATGAATAAGAACAGCATCGCTTAACCCTGTCCAAATTGCAGTAATCAATAACGCAATAATTCTATAACTTACTGTCCGTACTACTGTTCTTGTTTTGGTCTCCATCAGGTTCCCCACTCGTTCTTGAAGAGAGGCACTTGTAGTCGATCACTGTACCGCCATCCTTTTCGCATTGCCATTTCTGCCACGTTACGATTGTTAAGGGTATACACGCTGTCAACTCCACCAACAGGCATAATATAAACAGGGCCCGTAAAACCTGCCTCGCGATATTCCTTAACAGCTCGTTCTGCATCTTTCAAATCCTCCTCAGAGGCTACTACAAATTTTAAGTATACATAACCCCAGTTTTGATAATCACAAACTATTTCTGGACGAATAGCATCTTCCCACTTTTCTCCAGAGCAAGGTAATTTAGCACTAACACTAAATGTAATTTCTTTGTTGTAATCTGGATGAGGCATTGTCCATTCTAACAAATAATCTTTAAAACTTTCTGACAGTTCTTGGGTGCCGTTTGTTTCAAAGGTAATTTCTTTTAGACCTGTCATCTTGGGATGACGCAACAAGTCTGGATAGGCACGTTGCCAACCTAGCAAAGGTTCACCACCTGTGATAACTAGGTGTTCGTCCTGCCATTCGTTGTGTGGAAGAATTTCCATAATGCGTTCAGCAATAGCATCGCTAGTTAGCATTGGACTTAGGTCTTTAAACTCTGGATGCCAACTAGCATAGCTATCACAACCTGTAGATACCAACGGCAATGCTTCGTATTTTTCGTAAGGAGATCTCTTGTGTTGAATAACAATATCATCTGCCTCTGTGCTTAGTTCACCTCTAGGCATACCAAACCCGGCACACTTGAAGTTGCAACCAAATATACGTAAGAAAACAGAAGGCACACCCATATAGCGGCCTTCACCTTGAATGCTGTAAAACAGCTCTGCGATTTTAATTTTACTCATTGTTTATTATACCTTTTTTTACAAAATTTGTCAAGTCTTCTTTGATCAAACTCCAAGTGCCATCTTCGTTATCGATCCAAATTAAATTATCGCCTTCTTTCCAACCTGCTTCTTTTAATAGGTCTGGAGGAAATGGTAATATACAATCTCCTGTTTCAGGATCTTCTTCAACATTAAGGGTCCAACTTTTAGATTCTATTTTTTTCGTCATTTTCTTTCTTCCAATGCTCGTAGTGTAATTTTCTACACTCTTCTTTAACTTTATTGGGAATATCCGGATGCCATTCTGCCATTCCGCAATCGTATATTCTTGTTTGAGGTTGCTTAGAACCTACTAAAATTAAAATAAAAAATATAGCAAAAATTGAAACTACAACAAGAATGTTTTTCATATGTATTCACTTACTAGTATCTTGCACATAAGTCCATCGTGTTCATTATGAAAATGAAATTTCATACATTCTGTACTAACTTCAGTTCTATATCTATCTCCTGGCAATCCAAATTTTTCTACAATAGTTGCAGTTACATTATTCCAAAATGGCATATTATTTGTTTTTTCGTTCCACGGAACATTAATGGTTACCATTTACGATAGTTTCCTTTTTCTGGAATAACGTGACGAACACCTCCTGTGGGGTCTTCCATATCACCTTTACGTCTTGGAATAAGATGAACGTGTGGCCAAGGAACTGTTTGTCCAGCAGCTGGGCCGTAATTCATACCTATGTTAAATCCGTCCCATTCGCCTTGTTGTACTCTCTTAATACCGTCTCTAACTGCATCTTCAAAACAATCCATTAGAACAGCAACGGTATTATATTTAGGTACAAATAAAAGATGACCCTCTGTTACCGGATAGATATCACGAAATACTTTTACGTGATAATCTTCTTCTATAAGTTCTGTCCACGGCGCTTTAGAATCTTCGATAAAACTAGGCTCGGCGGGAAATATTTTGTTTATATCGGTCATTTTTCTATAAGTTCCTTTATTATATTATATACAATTTTATTACCGTTGTCAGTATAATGATTTGTGTAACCTCTTTCTTTGCTCCAAAGAGTTGAAAAATCTGTATGATATTTTTCTATGGCTAATTCGGCAGCAATCTCTAAATGCGAAATACTAATATATTTTGTTTTTATTAAATTGTTTATTTTGTCTCGAATTAAATTATAGATATCAATTTGATATTCGTCGTCGTAGTGATATCTAAAAAATAGTTTAGCTGACAATAGATTAAAGTTAAAAGGATTAAAATGATTTTCGATATCGTGATATATTAAGTCACAATTTTTTCTAAATCCTGATTTTTGTATAGGATGATTTTTTGTATGAACCCTGCTAGGACTTGTATGACTGACTATCACAACATCAAATGATGTCGTGTTTACACTTTCTATTTGTTTTAGAATTTTGTATTCGCTTATTCCAGGTTCTGATAAATTAGTAACATCGTAATCTTTAGCCAACAGATTAACCCAGCCTGTGTTTGAATCAGGCCAAACTGCTGAAAAACTATCTCCAGCAATTAATATTTTTTTAAACTGGTTAACCATGGAATATAATGTTTGGCAACTAATTCGTGATAGCTAGTATTGTAGTGTTCTTTATCTTCAATAAGAAAATTTTCGTGATTAAACCCTAATTGCTTTGTAAATGATTGAACTGTTTTAGAAGCAATTCTAGTATTTTTAAGTTTTCCGTAATAGTCAAACTGCGTTGGAAATTTTAATCTATCTGTAAAATTAAACAGATGTAAAGGCACTCCGTGGTCTGCGCAGATATTATCCCAGGTGTAAACACAATTTAAAAATTCTCTTTTTTCTACATAGGTATTAAGTTCGAAAAACAATTTAACCTGCATATATGTATGTTTTCGAAGATCCGGAACAATTAATCCATCAGTAGCACTAAATTCAACACCCGGATAATTTCCGTAATCGTCGTAAGTTGACTTGTTTAATAGCTGCATTGATTTTTCTCTAACAATTGCATCCATATATCTATGAATATTTTCATCGTCTGAATCGCACTTGAAAGTGAAATAATCAGATGGAATACAATCTTCTTTAGAAATATCGTCGTATGCTATAATGAATCTATTAAATGATGCTAGACAAATAAAGACCTCATCAATGTCATCGTACAAATTAAACATCGATATAAGCCAATCGGTATATAATCTGTTTGATGCACCAGACATAGCATAAACAATGACTGGCTTATTGTTTAATTTACTGTAAATTTCTGCATAGTTGTTATCGTTCCATTGACTAAAACTGCCTACGCCTTTACTGTTCAAAACTGAAGTGTAGCCCATTGTGTGACTATCTCCAATGAATAAAGTTCTACCCATCAATATCCCTTATTTTCTTTTGGTAGAGAATCTTCGCGAATAACAAATTCTCTCCCACCTAGGCTACCAACAAACGCTCTAGTATTCTCTTTATATACCATTTTAATTTTTAAAGTTTGAAAAGCAACTTCTAAAAATGCTTTAGGTTTGTAACCTAAAACGTGCATATCAAAATCTTTACCTGCATCTGTGCAATGTACCTTAACCTGTGCGTCGATCATTTTGCCCACCAATCTTCGTAAGGAAATTCTATCCAAACATCGTTTTCTGCCTTATTGACCTCAAATCCAACATAGTCCATTTTAACATTACACCCGCTGGCAAGATTATCTACAATTACAGCAAAGCGTACACTATTGTTCCAAATCATATCCCAACGCTCATCGTGAGGAAAGCAACTGCTACGCCAATCGTCCATAATCCAATTAAGTGTAGCACCGCTATCGTTAATATCGTCTACAATAAGAATCTGTTTACCTGCAAATGCATCATCAGCCATCCATAGATTGCTTTCACTTGCTGTATGATCACGTAGGCTTACATTGAGTGAGTGCATTGGCACATCTAACCAATGACTAATCATAACAGCAGGGAGCAAACCTCCCCGTGTAAGTCCTACAATGTAATCAGGTCGCCAAGTACCAAAGCTACGGCAAATTTTACTAACGTTTACTGTAAATTCATTAAAATTAATTATGTGCTTGTTCATATCGTGTTTTTAAATATTGTTCGTGTTGTACCCATTTACCGTTAACATCAAATCCCCATTCACGTTGTTTAGGGCCTGGCATAAAGATTGTCCAACATTCTACGCCCGGTTCTAATTCTACACGATGAAAACTTTTTGCCTTACAAATTCTAAAGTGTCCAGGTCTTCTCCAAAAGCGACCTTCTGGAGTAGTTTCCCAATAACCACCTTTTAGAATAAGTGTGGCATAAGGCCAGGGATGATCGTGAAGATCATCTGGATCACCTTTTAAAAACTTGTGTAGGAAAATGTTAAATGGAAAACGGTCTCTATCTTTTAGAAATAGATAGTAGCGTTCTAAATATGGTTCGTCAGCTTCACGATCCATAACAATACGTTTACGACCCATACGTTCTAAGAGATTAAGAAACCATTTCATACACGATCCTTTAACCAAGCATCAACTGTTGCTTCTGCTTCTTCTTGGGTAACTGCATACGCATAAATCCAATAGCAATCGTCTTTGCCCTTAATATCAAAAGGTACAGGACCATTAAACAGAATGCCATCTTCTAGCATACGTTTTACTTCAAACTTCTTTAAATTTTTAGCACGATTAATTAAATCGTTAGCCATATCTACGGAATTACTCATCGCGGTGCAAACTCCTGTTGTAGTTTAATGTTATCAAAGAATTCCTTCTTTGTACCTGGATCATCTTTAAACGCACCTTTCAATACTGTAGTCTGCGTTAAAGAACTATGTGCCATAATACCACGGTTTTCACAACAACCGTGAGTGGCTTGGATGTAAACACCGAGGTCGGATGCAGCAGTGGCACGTTCTATTTCTCTAGCAATATCGTTGGCTAGTTCTTCTTGTAAGGTACCGCGACGAGCGCACCACTGAGCAATACGAGTGTACTTAGACAAACCAATAAGTTTTTGTGCGGCGATGATGCCAATGTAAGCGACACCACTAACGGGCTGATGATGATGACTGCACATAGAGCGCAACTCACTACGTACCACCAACATACCTTCGTAGCGATCTTCTGAGTCATTTGGAAATGCTGTTGCGCTTGGTGATGGGTCATATCTACCTGCCATAATTTCGTTGAAGTACATCTTAGCCAGTCGACGTGCTGTACCTTTTGAGTTAGGATCTGTTTCTCGATCGATTAGCAAACGATCAAGAACTAGTTCAAATGCTTCAGTTGCTTCTTCAATTAAGATTTCTTTATCTTCTTCGCTGACATAATCACTGATATTGTCACCAGCCCAAAAACGTTTGCCTTCGCGTTTCATTTTAAAGCGAAGATGATCGCCTAAGTATGCTTCTTCATAGCCACCATCGCCTGCCATAGCGTCTAGTGCTGTTTCTTGTTTTTTTAATTTCAATTAAATTCTCCGAGTTAATGTCGTGGATGACATAATAAGTTATTTTAGCATCTCTAAGAGATTATCGCAACTAAAATAATTCTTAGTTAAACGATCTACCTGTTTATTTAGGCGAGGTAGATAGGATTCGTAATTTTCCATATAATGGACAATTCGATCTACTATTGCTCCTCTATGTGCCCTATAAGAATTAAAAGATTCTGTCCACTCTGAAGGATAAGAAAAATCTTTTAATGCCATTTCACTGTAACTGAGTCTGTCTGGAACCATAGGAATAGTTTTAGTAATAGCACCTTCGTACCAACTAATTCCAAGTGTTTCTTGTAGGTTAGCACTAAACACTAGTTTAGATTCGCCTAGCATATTATGATATTCGTTTTTTGTAAGTTGACGTTCTTGACAAACAATAAACTCATATTGAGGAAGTTGTTCTTTTAAGTCATAAAATATATCGACTTGTTTCTCTGGAGCAATACGATGCGGGAAAAGAATAATGTTTTTCTTTTCCATTTCGCTGTACATACTTAAGGTATCTACCATATATTCCATTGGCCAACCTGTACGCATAATTTTATGTTTGGCAAACTCTCTAACAATGTTGGAGTTTTCATAACCTAACAGATTTTTACAGAACATTTCGATATGAAATTCTGTAGCGAACCAATTATAATCGATTGCGTGATAGAATGCTTTTTCTGAGTGTCTAACCCAAGGAGTGTCACCAATAAGTCGACCTAAGAAATCTTGAGGATCATATGATCCGGCGTGCCACAATGCGTGAATTTTTACAGGAATCTGTAAAAGCTCACTCATATATTTTAAGTTTATGATGCCAGGGTGCCAAGCATCAGTAAAGATAAAGTGATCATTAGGAGCCACTGATCCATTGCAAAACAACCGACCCATTTGCTCAACTTGACTAGACTTATATATATTGGTGCCACCAAAATTAAGAAAAGCGCCAGGAGTGGTTGCACTAGGAATATCCGTAGGGCCAGATATAATTTGAACATCGTGTCCTCTCTTTTTAAGAAGTGCAGGAAGGTGGGTTTTCCACTCGCCTGTGTAACGAGTTTCTACTGCCTCAAGGTCGACTAGGAAAACCCGTGCCATATCAACGACCTCTGCGATCGTAGTTATTGTTTCGACCTTCGTAGTTATTACTACGACCTTCAAAACGTGGCTTATTACCTTGGTAAGGTCTACGAGGACGCTTACTTGCCAAGTAGGCTTGGTAATTTGCAGAATCTTTGCGATAAAGATCTGCAGGATTAAAATCACGCAACTCAAATCTGCAGAAATCGAGATACGCATCTAGGTCATCAAAGACCTTAACAACATCAGGACGACTTTCAAAGTAATCGATGTCCTTGTAGTTTTTCATCTTACTTTCCTTTAATATTTGATGAATGAACCATTTTCTCCGTCTTCGGAGACCTCAATCCAAACCTCGCGGCCTGGATACTTATTGGAGATAGCGTCATACAAATCGTCTGACATCATCTCGCAACTCTTAAAGTCTAAACTAAGTGTAGCATCTTTATAAAGATTCTGCAACCATCGTTTAAACTGAATAAACTCAATATCGCGGTCATTATGTGTTACGCTAATCCAAACTTTAAAGTGAAAGATATGACGATGTGGATAGCCAAGGAAGCTAACATCATACTCGTCACCTGTAGCAAGGCTAGAATCTGTAAGAGCCGCTGGATATTTGTGCATACCCTCTTTTTGAAATGTAACCCAAATCATTTTATTGGGTCTTTGGTCTTGCCTAATAATCATACTGATAACAGTCCTTTACACAATTCACCGACTTCCTCTTTAGTTAGATGAAAATTGTAGATACTTGTATCGTCAACATCACCGTCTTTATTTAGGCTTTCTTGAATAAAATTTACAGCATATAGACCTTTGGGTGCAACGCACTCCCAAGATTCTACACGCATACGGAATCCAGAATTTTCTTTAATTGTAAATTCTTTAATTTTTAAATCAGGGTGTCTCATCTCATTGCCTCCATCATAACAATTTTACTTAAGCGATCGCCTAGGTCTTCATTTTCAGTAACTACGTGCATAGTGTTATGATTGCGATCAGTCTTTCGATCGTAACCTCGAGTCTCTACAACGTACCCACCACTGGCTTTGTAAATCTGTAAACGAATACCGTCAGATTGAAGACGATCAGCTTCTACAGCCAAGGTTGGTACTGCATCCATATCGTCATTGTCGCTATTGAGCCAATTACGGATACGCTGTTTAAATGTAAGTTTCATTTCTTTCCTTTTTACTCTGCGAGCAGGGCGAATAGCTGATTGTTTAGCAGTCGCATAGTTTATTGCCTGTCCAGTACTCATTTAATAATTTCATCCTTGCCATATTGATCCCAATCTGTGAAGCGATCTCTTCCCAGAAGGTCCTGTAGGTTATGGCACCATACCCCAGGGTTAGTTGCACAAAAATCTTTGTCGTCGATCTTTAGTGTAGCATTATAACCAAGTTGATTGATATAAGGTAATTTTACACTAATCTGCGGAATAAATCTACGCTTTTCGGTTAAACCGCTCTCGAGCAATCCTTCCGTTTCCTTAACATCAAAGTCAAGCGTACACCAGAAACCGTCTTCTGCATCTAGACAAACGTAGATCATATCTTCCCACGGACGCCAAGTTTCTACATCATTAACGCCATTAGTTTGGAAACTTTGATTAGCACCAAAATAGATATGCTTGCAGTTATGATTACGTGCAAGTTCCATAATAACATATGGGTCGTGAACACCTACAACAAATAAGGTCTTCATTCCAAATGCAGGAGTGCGTTCAATCTCCACACCAGTGAAGAATGTAATACCTTCGCTGACTCCGTCTGTGTAATCACGCTTCATTCATTTTCCTTAAAGTCAATAACATTGCCATCTTCGTCGGCTTGGATAATACGACGATAACCGTTTTCGCCTTCAATCACAATAGGACCCCAAATCCACATTTCGCTATCACTAGAAGACCAATCTCTGCTTTCTAGTGCATCGTAATAGCCATCTTCTTCCATTGCTTCTTCAATTTCTGCTTGCTCATCTTCGTCAATGTCATCTGGCCATTCTACGTCTGCCCAACAACCGTCAAAGGTTGATTCGAGCTCAACTTCTTCAATATTATTATAGTAGCAGTTGTTAATATCTATGCTGTCTTTAGATCCATCACCGCCTGGTACATAATCAAACTCAAACTTTGGCGGGTTTCCATCGTTAGTATAAACAATCCAAGATCCTCCACGCCAACCAGTTTTGTGAATAATTTCTTGTCCGTCTTTAGTAAAGTGTTCGTGTTCTTCAATAGACTTTTTGTAGTATGTACTTACAGTCCAAGCGGTAAGTTCTTTCTTTTCTGTAGTTTCGTCGCTACTATATGATGGTGAGGTATCGTCTGATGAAAAAGGCCAAGTTGCCATAATTATTTTTCCTTTTTAGCAAATAATCTTTTAATGGACTGAATTAAATTATAGTATCTAAAATGATAATTGTCAAGAAATGCTGAGCTCAAAAGAGGTTCTCTATGCGGACATCTTCCTTGATTCCAATCACAATTTGGTTGAATTTGTAAATTACAGGTTTGGCATTTCATTCTTCCAACCCCGCCTGTTTTGCCCTTAGCATTTCGATCTCATCTTTTAAAAAGAGTCGTTTCTTTTTAAGTTCGTGAATATTCTCTTCCCCAAATATTCCTGTTCTTTCCATATCGTCTACTTTTTTATCAAGCATACGATGTGCTTCTTCCAAGTGCTTAATTCTATTTTCGTACATATTAAACCTCTTCAAATAAAGTTGTGAACATCTTATTTGTATAAGAATATTTCTTTTTGTGATCTCCAAACATTTTACTTTTTTCGTTATGGCAATTTGCGCACAAGATTTTTAAATTGTCTGAAGATGTATTGCCTTTATCACCGTCGTGATGATCTATGGTAAGACTTCTATACGGATCTCTACAAAACCATCCAAGGTATCCTGATTGGTTTTCGCATCCTTTTGATTGCATCCATTCGTCCACTTCAAACCTTAACACAGTTCTATGAAGATTGCAAAAAGTTTTCCATTTCCAGGTAGGTGTACCATCTTTTTTAACATAACCTTTATGGTACCCTACTTGAGTATTGCAACCGGGTAAACTACATTTAGGAGCGTGATTCCTAGATAGAGATCGCATTTTAAGCCTTATTCAACTTTTAAATTATCCAACTCTTCGTCTTCTCTGTCGTCAGTCCAAGGAACTTCAACAGTTCCATCTTCTTTGACTTCATCAAAAAGACTATCTACAATGTTAGTAACACCACCACGTAGACGAGCACCTTCTAAGTTTTGTAAAAATCCAAGACGTTCTGCTTCAGCAATCATTTCAAATGCTTCTTCTTTAGTCTTGAGTTCAAACAATTCTTCAACAAATCTATTAAAATACAGAATGTTGCGCGGTACCCATTCTGAGTATTCATCACTTTTATCTGCATCTTTAACCTTGCGCCAGTGTCTCCAATCTGGTCTGTGACTTGCATATTCAATATCTGCTAGATTATTAGATCTTTGAACAGCACGAATGTGACATTCAACATTATGACCCATCATTAGAGCATAGGCAAAACTATCCCAAGAAGTTTTACCTTCTTTACCAATCTTGTTTAACATTCCCGGTGCATAGTGGCAAATATCAGCGACTGTAAGTCTGCGACCAAAATCGGATTCGAAAGGAAAAGGTATATCGTGCCGTCTGGCAAGACTCTTATTGTCCGGGGCTTTATCCATGATAACAGAGAATCGCTTATTGGTATGTTGGGCGTTAGTATATACCAATCCGTGAGCTGTTGCGATGAAAGGTGATGCGCAGTCAAAGGAAATTGTGAAGTTTTCATTTACGTGCTTTCTAATTTGACGCTGAATGCTTGTTAGATAACAAGCCCAGTCCAACTGTGCAGTACCCAAGAAGTGCATCCAATCCTTGCCTTCTAGCATACCGTCAAACCGCATAGTAATCAGTCTACGTAGTGTAATAGGCATCTTACACATATTAGCACCACCCATAGCCCATCCTTCTGCGGCTCTGTCTCCGTACTTGCTAGTATCGGAGTATTCTTTTACACCCTGGTACCACGCTTCTGCGTTTTCCCAGTTACTACCCTGTAAAACATTTAACAGTTTAGTACCGCCATCTTTTGCACCTAAACGATTTTGAATAAAATATTCATTGTTAAATCTTGTTTTATCTAAACAATCTTGAAATGATTTTAAACCTGTCTTTGGACTATGAATATGGTCACAAGCCCAGGTCGGAACGTCTAGCATCATTGACCAATCAGCAGTAACATCTAGCCAAGTTAAGATCTTTTCGCGAGTTTTATTTGCTTCTGAGCCTTCAAAATTTTGCCAGTCGAACTTAATAACACCTTTACCGATCTGATAACCGCCTGAATCACCTAATATCATAGTAGCGTTACGATCACGTTGTTGAATCATAGATTCTTGTGTGATACTTTTATTAATGTCTAACTGTGCGTGACCTGCTGAATACAACGCATATTTGTAATAAAAATAGCCTTGCTCTGGATTCAAGAAGTTCATACCTTCAATGCCGCGATCAAATCCTTGAGGAACGCGATCGTCTGGAATAAATTTTTCTAAACGTTGTTTTGCAACGTATGTAGAATAGAAAGAACTAATAGCAGGTAAGTAAACCGCATAGTCTTTCTGTAATGGTGTTAAATCAACTGGTTGTTGTTTCATAATCTCTCGCTAAATGTGCTGTAAGTTCTACTCTTGTCTTTGCCTGTTCTAATTGGTCTAATGCAATGCGAACTGCTTCGTTAGTTGTTGCTAACTTGTACCATTCTTCTTCTTGCTTCATACGTTTAATAGCCCAGTCAATGGCTTTTTCTGCGTCATTATTTAGGCCTACGTTTGCAGACCCTGCATAAATCTTCATCCACGTATGGCCATCAAATACTTCCATATCGCTGCCGTTTAATCTCAACATACCTTGAGAAGGATTTGACATATTAGATGACACATAGGGAAGCGAACTTCCCCCTGCGGCATACATATGTTTGCTGGAACTACTAACGTTATTAATCATTAGGCCGCCTGTGCTGGAATAATGTATTTGTATGTTGCCAATCCGCTGTCTAGAGTGATTTGGATAGCACCTTCATTTGACAAACTCATCTTTGTGTTGTTGACATCGGCAATCTTAAGAATGCTCAAGATTGGAAGCACCGGCCAAGTCCAACCACGATCCAGTTTACCTGCAACGTTCTGTGCAAAAATAAACTCACCGCCGTGTGTGCTTGCATCACCAAAGATAAATTTCAAATTGCCACCGTCAGTTTTTGCAAGGAATGTTGGATGTTCGCTGTTAGCACCAGCTTGGAAATTAAAACGCTGTACAGCAGCAACGGTTGGCTCTAGTTCAACATCCCACTTAACACCGCGGAACTTAACAGTCTTCATCTTTTCGTTGATGATTTCCTGATTCATAAAGCGATAGTCGTTGCGGAAATCGCCGTCTTTGTTTTCAAAGTGGATACCGACGGGGATAGTTTCACCATTACGTTCTGCTGATGTGATAGTAATTTTTGCATCATCCTTGTATTCGCTGCCATCTAACAAATATTTCAACTTGTTAAGTTGCGGCATACCAAATACACCAATCATATCTGGATAAGGATTAGCAGTTTCTGCATCCATAATAACTGAACGGTCATCTGCCATTGAGTTAATTGTAGTCTTTTCTTCTGTGCCTGTAACTTTGACTGTGGTTAAAAAGCCTAGGTTTTGTGTATGTGACACAATGTCTTGTAAAATGTCTTTCATTTAGATATCTCCATGTATATTAAGATTATATTTAGATCGTGAATAAAAATCAACCTTGAAATCACTCAAAATCAAATAATTTGCTAAAGGTATTATCATTTCTAGTAGAACTGATATCCCATTCTAGTACTCCAATTAAGTTTTCTAATTTTTCATCGATAACAGTAGTTTCCATCAAACCGTCATCGAATGGTAAATCTTTAAACCATTGAGGTAAACGTAGTTCGTCTACAGGATATGCTACTGACGTATATCCCATAGGATTGTCTTTTAATTTGCAGACAATGACTTTTGCTCCGTCGACGATTTGCATTGAGTATTTGTCGTCGTAGAGGCGTTTGAGCGTATTCCAATTAAGGCTTGCTCTAACATGACCAGGCATATTTGCCTTGCCAGCTTTCTTCTCTTTACTGGCGTATTCTGTAATGTTGTTTGCACGTTTTGGTGATCCTTTCTCCCATCCTGGGCGTGTTTTAAAATCTGTTCTAAAGTCTGTAATAAACTCTAGTACTTCTTCTTGCGGAGCTCCATTAAGAACTTTTGTAAGTACGTCACTTAAAAAGTCTTGGATAACAACCGGGGTATCTGACCTTTTGAGGTCAAGCCCCATTGCTTTGATCTTGCCTGGCTTGCCATCGACGTCTGCCCGCTTTCCTTCTTTGTCGTAGTAGAGCACGGCATATCGTTTCTTTGTGATGAATAGTCCTTTGGAAGCAACAATCTCGCGACCTGCTTTGATGACCTCTCCTCGAGATTTTGGAACGTGGAAGGCATCTTGCATGAATTTGACGAAAGTACCATTTACAGTTTCTCCTATAGTGTCATAAAGTTCAACAACGTTTTCCTTATTCCAAGGAACAAGGCCCTTCTCAATGTCTTTCTTCAGCGTTGAATAAGCTGAAAAATAACAAGAGTCTGTGTCACCGTAGATCACTGATTTGCCAACGTGATCATATTCTCCGGTAATAATTTCATTAACTTTACTTGCCATATGTTTGGCAATCTGACGTCCTGTAAGCGTAGTACTTTGACCAATTCTATTATCAAAGAAACGGCAACCTGGGTTAAGAATAGCACCGTACAAACTGTTTAGGTTAATCTTCTTAACTAGTTGTCGTTTATCCCAGTATTCTTCTTCAACAGTATTACCTGCCTTGATGCATTCTTTAAGTTTGGCCTGCATCTCTTTACGTTCTTTGTACCAACGTGCTAACAGACCTGGAATGATACCTTCTACTTCATAGGTAAAGATAGTTCCATTTGCTGAGATCATCCAAGGTTGGTTGCTTTCAAAGATTAAATCATAGATTTGTGCGGCCGACAGGGTATCACTACCGCCGCCTTCCCAGTCGATGGTAATTTCTCGACCAACTTCTTTGTTCATAACAGAAGTATATTCTAATGATCCAAATATTCCTTCCCAAGCAGCAGCAAATGATTTACCCTTGCCCATTTCTGTTTCAAGATGTGCTTTGGTACCATCTGCACGTAGTTGTCCTACAATAGTTTCCGGGCCCATATTCAGCGCACGAATCGCAGACGGATACAGTGAGTTAATATCTAATGAGCCAATCCACTCGTGGATGCCTTTCTTTGGATATGCAACATAAGCGCCAGCGGCCTGTGTGTCTCCTTGCTCCTCCATCTTTTTACGATTAGGAACAATCATACCACGACGGTGAGCTTCATTAATAATGGCTTGTTCAGTTACGGCAACAGCACCCATTGTTGTCTGTAGCAGAACTGTGTTTTCGTGTGCAATCTTGTTGGACAGGTCTAGGAATTTTAGTTTCTTATCTAGTTTGTCAAGTAGTGCAGTATCTTGTCTGTTATATTCAATAAACTTTTTAAAGTCATTGTTATATAATTGATCAAGCGTTCCCTCGTAGGCAACCTTCTTTTCACCAACTTCCATTTCACCGATGGCATCTAATCGATAGGTGTGTCTTTCTTCATATGTGTATTTTCGATATAATTCTAAATAGTCCATATGCACACGACCGATAAGATCATATGTAACAGCAGTCTTTCCGTACTTTTCGTATTCACGTTTCTTAGGATAACAATCCCACAAACAGAAACGTTTAGTATCCTCTTTGCTTAGAACTTTAATAACACGATTTACAGTATACGGAATATCAAAACCTTCACTGTTCCAACCAGACAACACATCAGCATCTTGAATAAGATCTAAAAATGTATCCAACATATCTGCTTCGTTGTCAAATAACATCGTGTTAGGAAATTCTTCGACAGCCTTTTGAGCTTCTTCCATTGACATTGTCTTTGGAGGAATAGCAAGACATACAAGTGTGTCCAACCATTGCAGGTGAACAGCAATTGCGGTAATTGGCATAAATGCATCATCAGGCGAAGCGTAGCCACGTTCTGGATCAAAATCTACTTCAATATCGAAGTAGGCTGCATTTAGTTTCGGCGCATCAATGTTTAGATAATGATCTTCTAAACAACGAAAGATTGGATTAATATCTGATTCGTATAGTTTTTTGTTAGAATGAATTGCAAGTTCTTTGCGAAGTTCTTTTACATTCTTACAACTTACACGGCTTAGTGGTTCACCCTTGATAGATTGAAATTTACCTTTAGGGTCATAGTAATAGAAAAGATGTTTGGCAGGATAATCCTTAAAATGCCTTTCACCTTTATCATTTCGCTCGACGACACGAATAGTATCGTCCTCGCGATCATAGAAAGCGTCAACGTAACTCATTTTTCTCCTATGCAATTTACGGCTTGCAAATACCAAAAATGCGGTTTATGGCCCAGCCTACCATCTATCTTATATTTAACTAATTAGCATTCTTACCAGCCCAACACTATCAATGGTGGTGAGCAGGATGTAGTTAGCCAGCATCCCAAAAGATTTCCTAGTCCAAGCAGCCCAAGCATACATAGCACAACCAGTGATCCAAATAGGATATAAAGCAAGGAGTGGAGGATTGGGTACTGTGACAGCCATTGTGATGCTACATCCAATTGAGATAGCCCAAGCAAGGAGCTCAATAATAAAACGTAAACGGTTAGATGCCCAATCATCTTTGATCCATTGTATAGTTGGTTGAAAATATTCTATCATTCGGGTAAACGTTTGGTAACGCCCAAAATCATTTCAATTTCATCCCACTCTTCTTCGTGAGACTTCCAATTGTCTTTATGTGCAATCTTAATTGCTTTATTAATAATGCTAGGTTTAACTTGTAGCTCTTCTGCTACGGCCTTAACGGTTTCTTTTAGGCCTTCTTGGAGATCTTCAATTTCGCGCAATACATTTCCACCTTCGTTAATGAGACGCTCAAGTTTAGCCTTTTCTTCTGGACCGTACATTTTTGCCATAGTATTCTCCTGTATATAAAAGTATATTATATAGCCACAAAAAAAGCCAGTCAACCTATGACTGGCTTTTCTACACCTTTTGGTTAAATTACTTTTGATCTTCGCTTAGTACGTCATACATTTCAAATACGCCGCCGTTACGTTCGTAAATTAAACCTGCGTATAGATCTGCTTTCATACCTTCGCCTAGTTTAGCAACAGCAACACGTTGAGCCCAGTTGAACAATTCTGTATCAATTGCATCAATTTGTTGTTGACCGCCGCTTTCTTGAACCAACTGAACCATTTGCTTAAATGTTAGTTTTTGTTCTACACTTTCAGCAACAACTTTCTTAGAAGTTTTAACAGATTCGTTTTTCTTGCCACCAAAGTATTTTGCCTGCTTGTCGCTCATACCTTTCTTGCCATCTTTCTTGTTACCGCCTTTTTCGGCAGCAGCTTTTTTCATTGGCTCTTTCTTGTCACCGTCTTTGTCAATGTCTAAGAAATCTGGCTTTGCACCTTCGTCCATTTTCTTTTCTTTCTTGGCTTTTTTATCTTCTTTATCAGACTTTTTAGCCTCAACCATTTTTAGGAATTTAGACTTAAATTGTTCTGGATCTACAGATTCTTTAGCAGACTTACGAGCTTTTTCTTTACGCTTCTTGTCGTCCTTGTCATCTGAACCTGGATCGTATTCAAACTTGTCACGAGTGTGTTTTACACCTGTTGCAGTTTTTGTTAAAGTACCTGTTGAAGTTTTCTTTGTATCGCCAGTTTTAGCATCAGCGTCAAAGCCTTCTTCAACTTCTTCTTTCTTTTCTTCTTTTGCTTTCTTTGCTTCAGCAATGTAAGAAGATTGTCCAGCTAAAACACGCAATTCTGCGTCTTCGTTTAACTGTACAGATTTTGGTAATTGAGGAGCAGCAGGAGTTTCGATCTTGCCGTCGATGCTCTCAATTTTAGTAATTAGTGATTTAAAGTCCATAATAAAAGTCCTAAAAGGTGTATACTTTATTTATCTTTTAATGAAGTTGCCTTCGCCAAAGATATTAGTTTTCATATTTAATGCGTTATCTGTTGGCTTTTGTTTCTTGGGTTTAGGCTGCGGAGGAGCCTTTGTGCCAGATTTTCCCGGGCTACCAGTATAGCTTGTTTTTCCACGAGCTTTTCCTGGGCTAATATGCGGATTTGCAACGGTAGCAATATTACCTGCTGAAGTAGCACCTGCTGTGGCTGTTTCTAAAAGTTCACTTATTTTCATATTAATATTTATCGCATAGCTAGCTGGAATGCTTGATGTTTTTCTTTACGTTGATCTAGATGTTTCATTCCTGGATTAATTGGTTTAGTTACAGATTTTGTATCTTTAAAACTATCAACTTTATTAGCAACACGGGTTTTCCAATACCATACTGCAACTTTGGCAGCAACTTCAGGTTTTTCTACAAGCTCTGGATGTTTTTCTAAAGGAAGACCTAGAGCTTCTCCGGCTTTTTTATAATTTTCTCGTCCAGTTAACTGAATATAACCACGTCCCTTATATTTGGCACCGTCCCCTGCTTGTTTGTTTCCTAAAATTTTTGCCTTGCGAGGAGCGTATCTAGGATCGTATTTTTTAAAATCTAAAGATCCACCAATTTCTTTCATATGTTTAAAGTCTAATGTTTCGTGAGCACATTGAGCTAGAAACGCAGCAAGCTCTGGCCCTTTTATACCTGCTTTCTCAGCAGCCTTTTTAAGGTACACTTCGTGCGGATTTCCTGTAACAGATTTAGCAACATCTTTTTTGCTAATTGTTTTTAACGGATCTACTTTTTTGGTATGTTGTTGTTTTGCCTGTTGTACAATTGCAGGTTTATCGTTTTGGTTTTTTACTTTGCCTGCCTCTGCACTAGGACTGTGCCCTAATGCGGCAGCACCTAAAGCAGCACCGGCTACCCAGTCTTTCCAACCTTCCTCTAATTCTTGAGGAGTAATAAACTCTGCTGCTCTCATACTTGACTAAAGGGATTAATTTTTTCGTCGGAGTCAATGCTTTGTTTTTCTGGATATACTAGATACGTGTCTACACCAGCAATACCTCCCATAAACATTCCTTCTTTCATTTTATGAATAGGATCGTTGGGATCTAAGACGCAGTCTTCTTCACTGGTTTGTACATTATATGTTACACGATATTGTTTCATACAGCAAAACTACTCCCACATCCACAGGTTGTTTGAGCATTTGGATTTTTAATTACAAATTGACTGCCCATTAACTCTTCTTTATAATCTATGACAGCACCTTGTAGGTATTGCATACTCATAGAATCAACAAGAACTTTAAAATTTTCTAAAGGAATTTCGAAATCATCTTCGTTTTGTTCCTCGTCAAATGTAAATCCATAACTGAAACCAGCACAGCCTCCGCCTTGTACAAAGGTTCGAAGAGCTAGTTTAGGATTGTTTTCATCAATCAATAAATCTACGATTTTACTTTTAGCTGATTCAGTTATCTCAATCATTATGCAGTAGCCTTTTCACCTGTTCTAGATACTTCCCATTTCTTGCCAGTCTGTGCAGTTTTCTTACGGCACATATCTTGTAATCTACGAAGCTGAGCCATTTCTCTGTAATCGTCGGCATATGTTCCTTGACCTTGAAATACTTTCCATTTCTTGCCGTTAATGTAGATAGCAAAGTTGTTTGGAGGTTCTGTATTACCTTCGTCCCAGTCGTCTTCTCTATTTCTACGTCCAAATCCGCTTACGCTACTATCATAGTCTCTTTGATAAGCATCACGTCCAAAACCTGCTTCTGCCATACCTTTTTGCTTTGCTTCTTTTTCTAGGTCTGCCTTGCGTTGAATAATGGCCTGTTTAATTTCAGGATCTTTTCCGGCAATTGGATCCATTTGTAGGTCTTGTAGGGCTTTGCGTTTTGCTTGAAGGTCATCTTTATTGCGAAGTTCAGTTTCATCGACTTTATTCTTGTGCTTAACATCACCTTGCTTTTGTGCTTTCTTTTTATCTTTGTGTGCGCCGGCACCGCTAGTTTTTTGATTCTTAGCTACAAAGTTTCTTGGTTTACTTGTTGGTATAATATCTTTTGCTCTCATGACGACCTCTTTTGTTTTGGACCCTTACGTTCCTTCCATTTTTTATCTGTCGAACACCAATAGCGTCCGTATCCTTCCTCAATGCTGTCAATCATAGGATCGATACCTCTACTACGTATTCCGCCTTTCTTACGAATTTTTGCAAGCTCTTCTAAAGCATGACGAATTTGTTCAACATTCATTTTTAATTCATCAAATTGTCTTACCATAGTCTGCCATTCGCCTGGGCTAGCACCATCAACTCTACTGGCTAAATCTTTGATTTGACCCGCTGCTCTTAACATTCTATATTTAAGTTTAGCAGGATTAGCTTTGTTGTGACTATGAATCATAGGATCCATTGGATCAGCAGGATCTAATTCGATAGGTGCTTCTGAAATACTTTCGGTAATTTTCATACCTTTACGAACAGCAACAAATAAAGGTTTAGCAAGTTCCCCTGCACCTGTTGCTTCTTTAAATCCTTCAAAATCGTTATTGGCAGCGGCAGCTCTTGCTCCACTGGCACTTACACCAGCAACGCCTTCTGCACCATCTTCTCTATCTCCGCTTGATACAAAATCTAGAACATCAAATTTATAGAAACCGTGTGCTTTACCTTCAACACCGTTGTATCCTTCTAACAATTTTTTCATATCTTCTAAACGATCACTACCTGCAACAAACGTAGCTGCATTATAGCCGTTATCATAAAGATAAGAAGCAACTTTTACAACTGTATTAAGACCGGCATTATCTACAACATCTTTAGCATATTCTGGAAACATTTCTTTAATAAACTTTATTTTAGTTCCATAATCTAAAGGATTCTTTTTAGCATCTTGACTTTGACTAACAAATATCTGCATATCTCCGCCCTGGGCTTTCATAGTATCTAATACCTGCTTATGGCCAATGGTAGGTGGATTCATTCTGCCAAAGCAAAATGTAACGTGTTTTGTTCCGCCTTCAAATAATTCAAACAATAACATTACTTGTAATCGCCTTTTTCTATATGTTTTTCTTGTTCATCTGCAATGCGTTTGGCAAGATCGATTAATTTTTCTTTGGGGAATTTTTCTTCTTTATCTTTAATATCAAATTTATCGCAATAATGTCCTACTGCTGTTTCAATAGGTCTAATGTATATTTTAAATACGTGAGGATTACCCTTGTGTTCTCTATGTTTTTTAATGGCAGGGAAGAAGTGCTGATCTAAAATTCCTGTATCGTTGTCAATAAAGAACTTTAAATCGTCTAACCAGTCAATATCTTGCTGGTCGTCTTTTGGTGCACCAATAGGGCTAAACATTTCTTTCAATAACATAGTATCTTCCGTAAGATGATACTATATTTATCGAAAGTTTACTGTTAGCAATTATAACGGACCGCAATAATTTGGCCGTCTTCGATGTGGTATTTTGCGCGAATAAACACAAATTTTCCGGTAATATTTGTGCTTCTATTAGAATTTGAGCTATCTAAATCAAACGTTTCTGTATGAACGTCAAACCAATCATTATCACCGGGGTGAAGTTCTAAAGTTGCTTGTAAAGCAATAGTACCTACAAATCCCTCAGTATGAAACAAGACAGTATGTATTCCGCTGCCGTTTTTATAATATCCTGCGCCTCTGCTTTTATCGGAATAAAATACCGCATCTGCATCTGTGCCTGCATCATAATCTCTGTTATATGCAGAATGCACACTGATATTTTCTAATAAATTAAAGGTTTCAAAGCTCATCACTTATTTATCGGAAATAACAAAGTTGTAGATTCGACCTACGACTTCCGAATTACGGAGTTTTAGCATCAGCAGAGTAGCTTCGTCTTCAACTAATACATACCTTCTATCCCAATTCCAGTCAGTGTTTAAAAACCAATTTTCTACAGCAGGTGTGCAAGTAACTTTACCATCTTGTTTCTTAAGCCAATCCAGATAACGTTGTTTTCCTTCTTTATCGCCTTTCATTTTGTGAGGTAATAGATATACTCTATAATTATACCTACCTTTGGGCAATTTATCTACAGTGATATAATTTTGATTAGAATTTAATAGATCAATGCTAGAAGTACTAGGTTCAAACCGATGCCGTAAGATATATTCAAACGATGTAGAAATTAAATCATAAAAAGAATTGTCGTTAGTGTATACGTCAATCAGACCACTTTCTATTCTTAGGCTATATAGATCTGCGGTATATTTTTTTAAAAATTGAACAAACGGAAGAATAACATCTTTATTATGCCAAGCTCTTTGTTTAAAAGAAAAATGATTTGTGTCTGGATCTGGACCTAGACAAAATTGTTCTACTTCATCTAAATTTTTAGTTCTTAACAAGGCACAGCCTTCTATTGTAAAGCTGGCCTTGTATAACCATTTACCGTAAAATTTACGAGTTGTCTGTTTGGTCTTCTGTGATAGCATCCGATTCTACCTTAGCTTCTTCAGCGGCCCGTTGTGCTCTGAGTGCTTTCTTTTCTTCTTTAGTTAATGGTTTAGGAATTTCTGCAACTGTAAAGTCTAGTTTATCATCAACAATATCTACAGTTACTCGACCACCATTAACTAGATCGCCAAACAGCACACGACGACTTAAAGGACTTTTAACTTCGTTATCGATAATACGAGCCAACGGGCGAGCACCCATTTTCTTATCATAACCTTTATCTGCTAACCAACGAGTAGCTTTAGCTGTAAGAACAATTTCAATTCCTTTATCTTTAAGTTGACCGTTGAGATCGCCAATAAATTTCTTGACAATTTGTTCAACAACTTTTTCGCTAAGTTTATTGAATTTAATTACAGCGTCAAGACGATTGCGGAATTCAGGAGCAAAGAATTTTTTAATTGCTTTATCATCTTCGCCGTCGCGTTCTAGTTCGCCGAATCCAATGGTATTACGTTCGTTATCGGCAGCACCTAGGTTAGATGTCATAATAAGAATTGTATTTCGACCATCTGCTTGTTTACCATTTGATCCTGTAACAAACCCGTTATCCATAAAAGCAAGAAGAATGTTAGAAACATCTGGATGTGCTTTTTCGATTTCGTCTAACAATAAAATAGAATTAGGTTGTTCTTGCAGTTTAGTAATTAACTGACCTGCGTTATCTTCGTAACCAACATACCCTGGAGGAGCACCAATTAACCGTGCAACACTATGCTTCTCTTGATATTCGCCCATATCGAAACGAATAAGTTGCATACCCATCTTGTCTGCAAGTTGTTTAGCAGTTTCTGTTTTACCGCAACCTGTTGGGCCTAAGAATAAGAATGAACCAATTGGTTTGTTAGGTGCTTTCATACCTGCTTGTGCAACCATAACTTTGTCAAGCAATGTGTCAACAGCTTTATCCTGACCGTAAACAACGGATTTCATTTGTGCATCTAATCCTGAAAGATTTTTGCTTTCTTTTTGTGCTACAGTCTCTAAAGGCATATTGATCATCTTGCTAAGTTCGTATGTAACTTGTTCGATGTCAACAATTTGATCAATGCCGTCCATTGCTTCGTCGTCTTTAAGTTTGTAACGAGCCGCAGCACAGTCAATGATATCAATGGCCTTATCTGGAAGTTTCTTATCCGCCATATACTTGACAGATAATTTAACTGCTTGGTCAATAGCCGCATCACTAATTTTAACATTGTGATGTTGTTCATAATACTTTTTAAGACCTTTAAGAATCTTAATAGTGATTTCTGGAGTAGGTTCTTCAATACTTACACGCTGGAATCGACGCATTAGAGCACGATCGCTTTCGAAGTATTTTCGATATTCTTCCCAGGTAGTAGATGCAATAAGTTTGATAATACCTTTGGTAAGAATAGGCTTAAGCATATTGGCCATATCGTTAGAACTTTGACTTGCAGCACCTGCACCGTTCATCATATGCGCTTCGTCGATAAAAAGAATAATTTTACCTTTCTTTTCAAGTGCTGATAAAACTGCTTTTAATCGCTCTTCAAAATCACCACGATATTTACTGCCAGCAAGCAATGAACTAATATCAAGTGTATAAACTTGATGATCCTGAATGAATTTAGGGACTTTCTTTTCAAAGATCTTACGTGCAAGTCCTTCTGCAATAGCAGTCTTACCTACACCTGGATCACCTACCATAAGAACGTTACTCTTATTACGTCGAGCTAGAACTAGTTGAATTTTTTCAATTTCATCATCACGACCAATAACAGGGTCAATCTTACGCTGCTTTGCTTTGAAGCTTAAATTTGTACAGAATTGATTTAAAATTCTATCTGCTTGATTTGTATTAACAACTTTATTTTCGCTCAATTCGACCTCTTCTTCCTGTACAAAATTTTCTTGGAAATATTTTACAAATTTTTCTTTAGTTACACCACCTTTTGTTAAGAAGTAAAAGGCAAAACTATTCTTTTCTGATAACACACTGATGATTACATCGGCCACTTCCATTCGTTGACGGCCGCTAAACAACACCTGTGTAAAACAACGATTAAGCACACGTTCCACACTATTAGTTTTCTTTGGCTTAATATTTGGATTTGAAATCTTGATATCGTTAAGATTATTTTTTAGATAATGTTCAAGATTAGTTTTAATAAAAGTTGAATCTGCACCAAAACTTTCTATAAGTTTGAATGATTCATCGTCGTTCATAATACCAAAAACAATATGTTCGATGGTAATATATTCGTGACCTAAGTCTTTTGCAACTCTAATAGAGTCTTCAAAAATTTCTTGAAGTTGCTTACTTGGTTCGATCATTATTTAGATTCCTTCTTTAAGTTGTTTAATCTGTTCGATTTGATTATTGTTTAAATTCTTAGGTATTAATACTTTAATTTTTAACATCAAATGACCTTTTTGTCTAGTCCTCATATTAGGAAGACCTTCTCCTGTTATCCGTAATGTTGTGTCTGGTTGTGTTCCTTGCGGAATGTTAATTGATAATTTTTTTAAATCTAACGTCGTTATCTCAACTGACGTTCCTAAAATTGCATCCCAAACAGATATTTCTTTTTCTAAAAATAGAGTTGCACCTTCTCGTCTAAAAATAGGATGGTCTGCAACAAATACATTTACTATAAGATCTCCGGGTCGAAGAGAAGGAATTGAACTGTCTCCCATACCTTCGTATCTAATTTGTTGACCGTGTTCTATTCCCTGAGGAATCTGAATGTTGATCATTTTAGGTTTTCCGCCCGGCATTGATAATTCGGCGGTAAAATCTTTACCGTTTAGGACATCTTCTAATGTCACGGTTACGTTTATGTTTAGGGATTTGTTTTTCCTCATCGGTTGGCGACCAAAACCTCCAAACCCAAAATTACCAAACAAATCATTTATATCACCTGCACCAAAATGGAACTCAAAAGGATTTCCTGGGCCGTGATGATGGAAACCTCCCATTCCTGGTTGTGCATTAGGATCTCCGCCCATATCGATAATCCGTTTTTTATCAGGATCGCTTAATGTTTCGTAGGCAGTAGATATTTCTTTAAATTTATTTTGGTCACCACCGCGATCGGGATGATGCTTCATCGCAAGTTTACGATAAGCCTTTTTAATTTCGTCGTCAGAGGCACCTCTCTGTAAACCTAGTGTTGAGTAATAATCCATAGTAACATTATACAATAAAAAAAGGACCACGTCAAGTAGTCCTTTTATTTAAGTAAGATTTACTGAGCTCAAATTATTTTTTATCTGGCTTAGTTCCTTCAACTTTAGTGCCTTCTTTCTTTTCGTGTTTTTTCATAGTTTTGCATTTTTCAACTTCTTTACCTGTTTTGGCATCTTTAGTTTTAATGCAAACTTTTTCTGCCTTAGCTGGCGCATCTGCTGCTACTGCTGTAAATGAAAATGTTGCTGTAATTATTAGTGCTAAAAGATTTTTCATATCTTTCTCCTTTTAAATTTCTGGTTGATCAGGTTGAACCGGCATTGGTTTAACTGAACTGCTGGTCATTACTTGAGCCTTTGGCGCTCCAAATCCTGTACTGCTACCAAAGCCGCCTGCTGGTGCTGCTGGAGGTACGCTTCCAAAGCCGCTTGAGCTAAAGCCTCCTGTGGTGCTTGCTGCTCCGAAACCTGACGAAGCTGGTGCCTGGAAACTGCTCGGTCCTGCTGGAGGAGGGCTAAATGTTGTTGGTTGTTGTATTCCGCCATTGTTTGCTCCATTTAATTTTTCTTGTGTACGACCAAATGCCGCAATACCTAATACCGCACCCATCGCGATATGGAATAAACCAGCACCTTGTAGTGTTAGTGGATTCCATTGTGTAATAGGACTATGTGTTAGAGTTTGTAACAAACTCCATAAGATTGGAAATACTACCATGTCCATCATACAGACAACCATATACATCCAACCCATCATTGGACGCCACTTAGCATTCATCCAATCTTCTTTTTTCTTTTCGCTTTCGCTCTTTACTTCTTCTGTCATGTGTCGCTCCTATTCAATTTAAAACCAAAGGAATAATCCGTTGGCTGATAACAATATACCCACTCCTGCTACTGCAAAACTACTCCAAAACATTGGCATACTAACAGCAAGAATACTTGCTGATAAAACAACAATGGCTAATTGATATGCAGTTGATGCATAACCAATCCACGGACTTGATTTTTTGGCGTGTTCGCGATCAGCTTCCATCTTACGAGCATTAACAGCAATTTCTTTCTTGTCGCTGTCCATACGTTCTGCTTCTGCCTTAAACTCTGCCTTTAGTTTAGGATCGCTGGTGGTCTTGCTGGCAATCTCATAACTAACTAAACGATTATTCTTGGCCTGATATTGTGCCCAAGCATTGTTAGCACCTAGGGTATTGTTAAGAACTGTAGAACTTAACTTGCCACCATACCAACTGTTAACTGCTAAGAATAAGGCAAATACGGAAATAACCATACCTGCTTTGTCTTTAATCTTTGCTTCTCTTTCGCTTCGAGAACCCGCCGCTGGCTTCGGCGCATCTTCCTTAGGTTCTTTATTAATCAATTTTAAAATTGAATCATGCAATGCCATTTATACGCTCCTTGTAAATGTGCTATGTTTATTTAACACTTTCTCTGATTTTCTTCTGTCCGTTATACCATTCAACCCAGTCATCTACTTTTGCTTTACAATCGTAATATTCTTTATAATTATCTGCAACAGTTTCAACAATTGAACTTAATTTGTCGTTTTTAGGATCTACAGTTTTTAGATCTGGACAAGCAACTAACAAATCTTTAGGAACTTCCGGAAACGGCGGAATAGTCGTTAAACAACCTGTTAACAATACAGCAGGAATTAATAGTGCTAATCTTGTCATTTCTTAGCCTCTGGATTAGTTGCTGCTTTGTTAATTATTTCATTAACCTTAGGGTCTAATTTACAATCTGCATTAATCTGACGTTCTACTTCTTTAATTTCAGTTTTAACAGTATTGTAATATTCTACACGAACTTTTTGTTTTTTCTTGCGTTCTTCTTCGAGTTTTTTGTTAAGATTATTAGACTGGTCTTCCATTAGAGCAACCTTGTCTTCTAATTCTTTAACTTTTGCTCTCCAAGATGCTTCGGTATCGTAGCCGCCCTTGAAGTAAACACCGCTAACTAAAAGGGCAACACTTATGATCTGAATCAATAAATGATAAGGAGCCAACGCTGGAAACCAGCGAACGATCCGGTGTAGCAAAAAGAAACTTAATACTGTACCTATGATACCTGCCAACAATACTAAATGTATAGCATACATTAATACTGAATCAGGTATCCACGCAAGCAACCACATATTAGGCTCCTAATACGTGTAGTGCGTGGTTATAATGTTTAATACGATCTTCTAAACCAATAGTACCACCGTTGATACGCTTGGTTAATGTTAGAATGTCACCTTTGTCTGCCCATTGATTTAGGTTGTTTGTTTCCCAGAACCAGCAAGCTGATTGCACAGCACCTTCGAATGTCTGTAGATATTCACTGGCTTCTTCAACAGGAATATCTAACGACGCAGCAAACCAAGTATAGTTTTCTTTACCAGTTAACTGAATAAGGCCGCGACCACAATAACGGAAACCATCGCCGCTATGCTCATCACCGTTGCCCATACGATTTGCATAGATTCTATTAGCAATAGCTTCTTGCTTGTTGGGCAATGAAGCATATTGATTAGCAATGTCGTCATTCGGAAAATATTTAGGGAAAATCTTACGTAGACTCGGAGCACGATAATTTAAGTTTTCTTTTAAAACTTTGAAACCGCCTGATTCGTGAGCGCATTGTGCTACAAAAGCTGCTACACGCTGCGGAGTATTAATTTCGTAATCTGGAAGAATCTCGCATAGTGCATTATACCAATGATCTAGGTATTGATTACCGGGAATCATTTGTCCTAACTGTTCTTTTGTAAAATCAAACGTAAAACTCATTATTATATCCTTTTCAATAACATAGAACGACTGCCGTTGTTAAAAACAAAATTTTCTCCAACTTTATTAATGTTGTAGTCGCCTAATACTTTAGTTAGCCAAAACATCTCGCTAGTTGCTGCTTCGTCAACTGAATACCCGTCTTCAATGCCTTCTAAGATAGATTCGGTTGTACTGTCTTTAACAATCTGTAGTGTAATTTTATTATTGTAAGGTTTGTGAATAGTGATAACATCTCCATCTAATGTTAAATCGTCCATTAATGTTTTTGTAAAGAACTGTTTAACATTTTCTGTTTGCATCTTATGCATAAACCCTTTATAATCATTAGGAGTATCTGGGATACGTTTTAATGAATCGCCTGATACTTCGTGTACTTGATTATCTTTATAATATTTAAATTTAAAATTATCAATACCTGTTAGTCGTTGAACACCATAGGTTAAGTCCTTAATCTGTTCTGCTAGCTTTGGAGTACGACTAATTTCTACAAAGACTGAATACTCGCCACTATTGTCTTCACCAGAACTAACATCCGCGTCTAAAACAAATGAATATCCTTTTTCAATGAACTCCATTAAGTCTTTTGCTGGACTTCTATCTTTTACTTTGAAACTAACAACACAGACGTCCTGATCTTCTCCCATTTTTGATTTGAAGCTGTCTACTTCAAATGTGGGATGGATCATTTCTTGTAAATCTAAAGGACGAAGACCTTCATTAAGCTGCTGGTTGTTCTGCTGCTGGTTGTTCTGCATTTGCCATTTCCTGTGCTTGTTGTTCTGCTGGATCGATATGAGCATTAACGCCAGATGCGCTAACAATGTCTTCAATCTTATTCTTATCTAATTCTGTATAACCTCTATTAATATCAGACATTAATTTCTTAGGCATTTTAATTTTAATCATCCATACTGGATGACGATCTAGTTTACCTTTTCTTGTTCCTGGTCTAATATCATCGGGGTCTTTAATTTTTCTAACAGAAGATATTTCTGTTTCTGCAACCTGAACCTTGCAACCGTATTCTAACAAACGTTTTGCACCTTCGGGTTCCGGCATTTCATCTTTAGGCCACATAAAGGTACATTCTACAAAATAGCGACTTTCGTGAGGTCCGGATACTAATTCACCGTCGAGCCAGTTGTCAAAAACATATACATCTAGTTCGTCAATTACTCTCTCAAAATCTTTGAGTAGATTTAAACTATTGTTAGAACCGTAGATCTGTTCTATATTATTAATAATATCTTTAATATCGGCCATGATTTCTCCTACTTGTATTTATCGAGATAATTTAATCATTACATATAACTTTTTCACGAAAATGTTAAATAAAAATGTGTTCGGTCACGGACACTACGGTTTTTAGGGTCCGTGCCTAGCACTTAGAGGAGGGCTAACCTTAATATGAAGAGAAATAGAGCGCAAAAGCAGCAGCGTAACCAAGCAGATCAGTACGATCCACGCTTTGACAGTAATGTAATCAACATTGATCGCAGATTGAACGAAAAGCGCAAGCGAGTTCAAATTTATCCAAAAAATCTAAGTCAAGAGACTTATCTACTTAAACTAAACGATTCCCAGAAAAAGATTGTATTTGCTATCGGCCCAGCCGGTACAGGTAAAACTATGCTGGCCGTGCAGTGGGCAGTAGATCAGTTAAAATTTGGGCAAGCGGAAAAGATCATTATTACAAGACCTGCTGTATCAGTAGACGAGGAACATGGATTCCTCCCAGGAGACTTAAATGAAAAAATGGCCCCCTGGACCAAGCCTATTTTTGATGTTTTTGCTGAAAACTTCAATGCTAAAGAAATTCAACATATGATCGAAGAGGGGGTGATAGAAACCAGTCCTTTAGCATATATGAGAGGCAGAACATTCAAAAACGCAGTGGTAATTGCAGATGAAATGCAGAATGCAACACCTAGCCAGATGAAAATGTTGCTGACGAGATTAGGAACTGAGTCTAAAATGGTTGTAACTGGGGACTTGCAACAAGCAGACCGTCCTAGCAACAATGGTCTTTTAGAGTTTTTACAACTCTATAATAATTTTAAAGACCATCGATACGTAGACCTAGTACAATTTGACGTACAGGATGTAGAACGCCACGAGGCGGTAAAGGAGATTTTATCTATATACGGTGACTGTTAATCCTTAGGGAGATAGGGGGTCAACCGATCCCCTAGCATCCTCTTGTAAAATTCGAGCATATCGTCATATCCAGCATCTGGATTGAGCCCGTTTTTTACGCACTTCTTTTCCTTAAAGTCTAAGATGACTTTAGCGGTTTGTATGTGCTTCATTCTCAAATTATTTTTAAACTCTGTTACTTCGTCCCATAGGCCTGTGGGCTTACGAACATAGGTAACAATCATATAACGTTCACTCATCTAATTTCTCCACAACAATTCCGCTTTTTTCAAGGAATTTAATTCCTGTATCATCTCGATAATTTTCTCCGTAGAACACTCGACTAATGCCGGACTGATAGATAAGTTTAGCACATTCTATACAGGGGCTGTGTGTAATAAAAATATCAGCACCAAGACCGCTGTTATGTGATTTTGCTAACTTAGCAATGGCATTTGATTCGGCGTGTAATACTTCTGGTTTAGTTTTTAGACCAAAATGAACGTTACAACCTGCTTCTTCATTCCATTCTTCGTAGGGATACTTGGCAAGAAATTCATCTGGATCAAGCCATCCTCCTGCTCCGGAGTCATAATCTCTATATTCGCAGTTGTTTTCCCAACCTGCGGGCATACCGTTGTAACCATAGCTGATTACTGTGTCGTCTTTGACAATAACGGCGCCGACGTGAAGGCGTTGTGCGTGACTTAATTTTGCAACACGTTTTGCCCAGTCTTTATAAAGATCTTTAAATTTTTGTTTCATAACAATTTAGCAAGTCTTACCAATGTAGCAGCAAGATTAATTTCCGGATCTGCACAGATTGTATGATCTACAAGACCTTGTTTAATTAATAGAATTGCTTTGTCTTGATTATCTTCTGCTCCAAAGATATCTAAGTTGTCATAAAGCCAACGATATACTTCTTCCATTTCTTCTGCGCGAATCTTACCACAGAGCATCTTACGTGCTTCTGTGATCTTGCCAGCCTTAAACAAGGTAACCATATCAAACTTCCAGTCTGCTTCGCCTTGATCGCCTTTGTTAGGAGCAGCTAGTTTGCCCTCATTAACATTTTGTTGTACTAGGTTAATACACTTACGAAGGTCTGGATAAGTTACCTTTACGTAATTATCCAAGGTGTCAAGATCAAAGTCCACACCTTCATCGACGAGGATAGTAGCCACACGAGCAGTAAACTCTGTAATATCAGTAC